TACGGCTCGGTGTAGTCAAGACCATCTCGGAGTGCACGCTTGTCCACGTACCCCTCGATGTTTGCTGTGTTGTAGTTGACCTGCTCAAGCTTGAACCCAGTCACTGTTCTTGGTCCACCCCTTACGTCAGCCAGCTCATTGATGTTTATGCTCTCAAGCTTTACGGCAATGCCTGCCGTGACAGCAGTAGACGCCTCGCTGATTCCTGTGCTGTTGTAGGTGAAGGTCGTGCTGCTTGGGATAGATATTACTGTATGTCGACCGTCGTAACCGACGTTTCCTCCGACATCCTCAGTGCCAGTAGAGACAGAGTCAACCTGAACCAGGTCGCCAACCGCCAGCCCGTGAGCTGTCGAGGTCGTAAGCTTCACACGGTTGAGTGGCAGGGTGCCGTCTGTTGCTGGACCCCTGGTGCGGAACGTGACCTTGCTTACCCTATCAGAGATAAAGAGTCGTACTGGCTTGGTAAAATCCATCAGCCCACCTTCTTGATCTTGCGGAGCCTTCCGATGAGTCGGTCAAATCTCTGGCGAGATACCGCATACATCTGGTTGATTGCTGGGACTGTGATGTCCGTGTTGCCTGGGTTTAGCTGCCACTGCTGGAAGATCGAGCGGTCAGTCACCATGCGGAACATGCACTCAGCCTGGACGAAGTATCGTACCGCCTGCTCTGAGTCAGCGTCAAGCGTGTCGACAGTCCAGTTGCCGTAGCCAAGTAGGCGCAGGTGAGATGTCTGTGAGTTGAATCGTCCTGGCTGTAGGTAGACCTGCCCAGCCTGGATCTCCCAGCCACCGTACGGGCCATCGCCCATGGATGGGTGGACAATGTCGACTACCTCATACCACTGGGTGGTAGGGTTCGTCTTGACTACGTTCTTCAGGCAGTCGATTCGGTAGATGGTATCCCATCCAGAGGGCAGCGCAATGCTGGCTGCGTGGTAGCTGGACTTGATATCTGGTAGTGCAACCACTGACATCAACTCTTTAGGGTATGCACGCGATACCTCTGCCAAGGCTAGCTCGACAAGGTCTGTGAGTTCCTGCTGAGAGAATGCGCGGTCGTACCCGTCGGACGTACCAGTGTCTCTGGTGTCTCGTCGGATCTTCGTGAGTAGAACGTCAATAGCTGCCATATGTCTCCTTAGCCCCATACCCCAGGGCCGAAGCCCTGGGGATGGGAAGCTCTATTACAGAGCGGTTGCGCGGGTCTCGAGGCGCAGGTATCGTACCTGGCCGAGGGACGTCTGAGCAACCTTGTTCTGGACAAGACCAGCAAGGCTTGAAGCCGAGGTCGTGCCAGAGTTTGCGACCGTAACGGTGAGGGTCGTGCTTGAAGGAACGGAGGCAACCGTGAGGAAGCCAACCGAGCCGTAGTTCACGAGAGCATCAACGTCGTCGAAGCGAACGGTCTCACCAGCGAACAGGCCGTGAGGGCCAGACGTGGTGATCGTTGCCGTGGTCGTTGAGCGTGAGAACGTGGTCACAACTGCGACCTTGTCCTTGCCGCTGTACTCGCTGAGTGCAGCCTCGCCCATGATCATAGCGCCGAAGCGGAGCTTGTAACCAATGAGTGCGCGCTGGCTGAGCGGGTCGGTGTGGTCGCCGCCTGGTGCGACGAAGTACGTCTGCATCGTCTGTGAGTCGCCGACGACGAAGCCGTCAGGACCAAAGAAGAGTGCGGAGTAAATCGTCTGACCATCCTGGGTCCACGTCTTGGCGCCGTTGGCGACAAGGAAGCGGACGCCAGAGTAGGCGCCGATCTCACCGTTGAGCATATCGAGCGGCTGGGTGTACTTCGTGGCCTCGAGGAAGCCGTGTCCCGAAGTATCCGTCAGCAGGTCGTATTGCTGATTCGGGTGAATGATGCAGCGGTAGAACCCATCCGGGAAGGCTGGGACGTTTGCTGCCTTGAGTCGAGCAACTGCCTTCTTAACCTCAAGCCCATTGAGCTTGAAGTCCTGGCGGGCTGCACCCTCAGCAATGTTCGACACCGTGGCGGCTGCGAGACCAGCTCGGGTCGTGATGCTTGAGGAGGTCGACTGTGCCTGAGCGTAGTAAACGCGGGCGGTGCCTGCGTTCATCACGTCACGAACGATCTCATCCATCGACTTGGCTGCGGCGAACGAGATGCGCTCAGCAGCGATGCTGACCAAATCGTGCGGCGAGTCAAGCTGAACGATGTCGCTCAGGCTCGTGTATGCACCGTACTGCTTGACCGAGAAGTATTCCGTCGTAACGGAAAGGTTCACGGTTGGATCTGGCGTAACGCCTTCCTTCAGCTCGGTGAGACTGTGTGAGATATCTGGGTAGCGGACGTAACGAATACGATCCGTTCCCTTGACGAACGTGCCCTGGACGTAATTCCCTGGGAACACGTGCACCATGCGGTCTCGGAGTTCCGTCGCAATCTGCTGGGAAACAAGTTCTTGAACGAGCTTCTGGTAGGCGTTAGCCTCCGTCCCGTTGAACGTCCCAATCTGATTGAGAGCTGGACCCGAAAGCGAATTAATGGTAGCCATTTAGGCTCTCCTTCTTAGCTTTCGAGCCACGGATTCCCAAGGGCCTTGAGGGCATCCTTGATCTTATCCGGGCTCATCTTTCCTTCTTTTTGGACTGAGCGCTTCGGGCTATTTGCATCCCGAGGCGCTTGCGAGGCATCTGCCTCTGTGTACTGCTTCATGAGCGACTCGAACTGTGCGGCTCGCTGCTCCTCGTCTAGAGCACGGGTCTGCTCAGAGAACTCAAAGTACTTCGGATACTGTGACCGAAGCTTCTCCTGCTCTGCCGTCTTACGTGCATCCTCGAGCTGACGCTCGAGTTCCTTGGCGCGGCGTTCCACTCGTTCGAACTCAGAAAGCGAGGCCTCTTCCTGTGCGGCCTTCCACTTTGCGAGCTCCTCGTACTTGGACTGGAACTCTTCAGCCGACTTCTTAGCCGCTGTAAGAGCTTGATCCTTTCCTGCAAGACGACGCTTCCAAGTGGCGATGTCTTCCTGCTGGTCAGTGGCCTGGGTATCGACGACTGGCGTCTCAACCGATGGCGACTGAGTCTGCGGGATTTCCGCGACTTGCTGCTCTGCCATTGCTTGGCTCTCCTTTACTACCTAAGCTGGAACTTCCAGCTTATCTAAGCGTTGTGATGTCCTGCCTGATCTGGTCATCTTCCTGACCAATCATGCCTGTCAGTTCTTGGAGTGACCGCACCATCATGCGGCCCGCTCCGATTGCGCCAGTATCAACCAGCGGCTTCCCGACCTCAGATACGAACTGGTCAGCTGTGAGCTGGTCGTACCCTTGACGCGAGATTGTAGACATACCTCGTCGTACCCAGCCAGGCAGGCCGACGGTGATATCCTCTGGCGTACCAGGGATAAGTTGTGTAAGGAAGAAGAGATAGTCTGGTCGTTCCGTTCCCCTCTCTTCAAAGTCTGGGAGGAACCCGTTCTGTCCGAGGTACTCCATGAACTTGCTATACGCCTGGTACCCAGCGCCTGGTGCCACAGCACCGAATGGCTTCCAGAACATGAAGCGGAAGGTCTCCGGCAGTACCTTGCCGAACATGTAGGACAGAGGGTAAAGGCCTAGGAACTGGTGGTTCATCGTTCGCTCGAGCCACCCACGATCAGGGTTGAAGTAGTTGATCCTATCCATGGCACGTGCCGTCTCTTGGTATCGGAACTTGGCAGACTGGAATGCTAGCTCCTCACCTCCGTGATCCTGGAGCAGCCTGATGGCTGAGTCGTGCAGGGTATTGGCAACTCGGTTGGTCATCACCTCAAGGGTGGTGCCCTCCCTGCTTAGAACGTTCTTGACGATGGAGTCGATCCTTGCAATCTTACCAGCCTCATCCAGTCCTCGGAACGCTTCTGATCCAGCTGCGGTTCGGTCAAAGATCTCACCGATGATAGCTCCTAGTGAGTTGAACTTTGCGCCATACTTCTGACCATTCGCAAGGGCAGCGATGACTGCCTCGAAGTTAGGTCCCTTGCCTGGGGTACCGGTAAGCTCAAAGAGCCTGCGGAGAATAAGCTGATTGGTGGTGGACAGGTTGGCTTGAGTACCAAGACCTTGGACTGTCTCATCAACTAGGTTGTCGATAGACTCCTTCAGTTTCTTGTAGCTCTTGAGTCCCCTGACCTGATCGATAGGAGTCCTAGTTGCGTCGTACTTTACGTCACGAGCCGCTAGCTCTACGTCGTCTGTGAGTTGACGCAGGCGGTTGACGTCGTATCCACCAAGTCGTGCCTCATCTACTACGCGGATCTTCAGCATCCTTACCAAGTCTGCTGGCCTGTGCCTGAGGAGGAACACGAGCGAGTCGTCATCGTCAAGGTACTGTCCGAATGCCCTTGCTTCTTCTCGGGCCTTGATGAGTGCTCTCTCCGATGGGTTGACTGCAAAGCCCCAGTTGGTAGGACGGACAAAGTCAAAGACCTCATCCCCCCATCCCAGGTCTTGTGCCCTGCGGTTTCGTGATAGCCAACCAGCAAACATGTCTAGTTCATTCATTCCGAACTCATCTGCCAGCGCACCGAACTCGTGTGGTCGTGTCCGTGCAGTGTCGTCTGCCCATCGCTTAGCGTACTCCGCAATGGCCATGAGGTCTCGCTGGGCTTCCTTGTACGAGGCTACCGTCTCAACAGGGCTCGTGTCCCCAGTCTTCCGCCTATACAGACGCTTGACCATACCAAGAACTCCAGCCTCTTCTAGTCCCTGAGTAACTACGGTTGGGGCTCCGCCTCGAAGGGCGACCGCCGTGCCGAACGCTGCCTCGTGCATGTTCTTTGATACCGCAGATCCGCGCTCTCCTAGGACTGACCGAACATCCTGTGGCTCTAGCCCCTGCTTGCGAAGCGAGCTAAGTACCTCTTCGGTTCGGATACCTCGCATCTCCTTGAAGAAGGGAGACTCGATAATTTCTTGCAGCCAGAAGAACGGGTTGGCAGCGTACTTAAGTGTAGGGTAGTAGCTCTCTGTCATCTTGGCAATGAACTTGTTCATGCCTAGACCAGGGATTCCGTTTGCCTTGATCTGACCAGTTACCCACTGGCTGGCACCAGATGTCTGCAGCTCTCCGGCGTAGGCTTTGAGTACTGCGTTGTCGATGTCTAGGCGAGGAAGGCCAGCCCTAATGGACTCGCGCAGCCTGCCGTCAAGACCGTCAACAACGCCGCGCTGTCGCAGGACATCGTCAAGAGCATTGTAGATCTCGGACTTGTTTCCGAACGGAGTCACAAGACCGCGAACGCCAACGCGCTGGGATGCTGCCCGCTCGTTGATTGCGTTGTCGAATGCCACGATCTCATCCTTGGAAAGGTATGCACCTAGTGACGTGAGCATGCGCTGACGTGCAGAAGAGATGATCTGGCTCTGCATAACTGGGGAGAACATCTTCCTCAGGTTGTGACCGAAGAAGCCGCTTGTCCGCCTGCCGTCAACCATTGGGATGCCGTCAACGAAGTCAGACGTCAGGTCTACGTACGGCTCACGCTTCTGCAAGACCTGGTCAACTAGTGTGCCATTTGCGTTCCTAACTCCAACCTTGACTGGTACCTGCATCATGTTGTCTGCAGGAGCGATGCCAAGGCGGTATCCGTTCTGGTACGACGCCTTAATGATCTCGTCAATCTCGTCTGCCGACCCGCCGATTGATTCCCAGAACCTCCTCAGGGTCTCAACCTCCTCTCCCTTCATCACGGAGAACATGGCGTCGTTGCGCTTTGCGCTGTCAAGCATGGCGTAAACTTCTTCTGGGTCAACCATACCGCGTGATAGTGCCGAGGTGTTGTTCACATCTGAGAACTGCTTCTGTGCTATTCTTGCCCACGCACGCTTCCTAAGGATTGTCTCCTTGCCAGCGTTGATGATTTGTGTAGCCTGAGATTCAGAGAACCCAGCCGCTACCAGCATGCTTGGTGTGGCTTCAGCCTGGTCTAGGATGGAGTACCCCTCAAGGAACTTCTCCACCTCTGTGTCAAGAAGGTTGTCGTTACGCAGAAGGGTAAGCCTGGTTACGCCAGTATCCTTCATCTTGCCAAGTGTCACGATCTGCTCATCTGTCAGCTGGCGACCAGCAAGGCGAGAGACTTCCTTCCGGATGGCAACCTTGCGAGATTCGGTAGCAGCCTCAAACAAAGCGGCAGTAACCGCAATGCGTCGGATGTTGCCAACTCGATTAAGGGTGAACCCGAACCGAACATGCTGTGCCCACGCGATCCTAGTCGCCAACTCACGCTGAAGGTTTGGCTTGGCGATGACTCGGCCAGCTTCGTCAAAGTACTTACCGCCTACGATTCGTCGTGCTCCGCCCTCGCCTACAATCCTAGCCCCGCCTAGCCACTCGGCTGCGAAGTCTGCGATCTGTGCGTCTGTTGCAGATGCCGTCTTGCCGACGTTGCTTAGTGTCTCGCTGCCTGCGCGAGCAAGCTCGTTGGCAAGGTTTGTGATTGGCTCAACAAGCTGCTCGGACACAAGGGTCGTACCCTCGCTGCCGAAGCCGCCTGACCCTACGAATCCAGCCTCTCTCGTGACCGTGTCCTGAAGAAGCTCTGTGGCATTGCGGGCCAGTCCCTCTGAGTGGTCGTTGGCAAACTGTCGTGCAGTGTCTTGCCAGTCTTTGCCTCGTGACAGATCTTCGAGGCTTCGGTTTGTGAGGGCGATAGTGCGTCGCTTCTTCCAGATATCAAGCTCTCGGTCTGGGTATGCAAATCGCTGCCCACCCTTAGCGGATGACCCTCGAACGTCTAGGAACTCAGACACCTGAGCCTCTAGCAGATCCTCTCCAACCCCGTACCTTGTTACGACAGATCCGCCTGTGGTACTTGTGCGCAGACGTGTGGCAATCTCGCTAGCCGAACCGACTGAACCTTCTTCAATCAGCTCCCTCTGGGCGGCATTGACGTCAGATACAAACTGCTCGGTCTTAGATGCGGCTGCCTCATCAACGCCACCCATAACCATGTCGCGTACGCTGGAGAAGATGGATTGCTGGAATGCAATGGCGGCCCTGCGTACGCCTACGCCAGCTGCCTTAGCGCCGAACACCTTTGTTGCCCCGTCATTCAGGATGGCCCATGAGTCTGCTCCGTACGCTCGCTCACCGATCTCTGCTACCTTGACGGCAAAGGCTGCCTTGATGCCGTCGCCGAGCCCTGAGATCTTACCGAACAATCCTTCGTGGATGTGCGCAATGGCTGCGTACTTCTTCATCCATGGTGCAAGATCCTGACCAGCACGGATTCTTGATTGGACAAGTCGAATCTTCCTGGTTACCTGAAGTCCTACTTCCAGCTTAGGAAGCTTCTGCCCTAGGGTAGCTCCTGCCTTGTACCCTGCCACAGCACCGCCGATGGCGCCGACGCCACCAGCTAGAGCTCCAGTTGCAGCGCCAGCTCCTAGTCCAGCTACCTTAGCAAGGGCAGGCGCAAGAGCGACCTTGCCCATAACGAACGGCGTGAAGTTAAGTGGGTCAAGGATAAGTGACGCACCAAGGTTGAGCATTGGGTCGTCAGTGAACGAGCGGTTAGTCTCTCGCATGTAGTCAAGGATCTTCTGCTCATCGACACCAGCTTCCTTGAGCCTGCGGATATCGGCTGGCAGGGTGGACGCATCTCCAAGTCGAATCCTGCCCGCAATGTCCTGGACGAATCGACCAGGCCCGCCAATCCAGTCAAGGACTGTCTTGCCGACCTCGCCGATAGGATTACCAATGGTATCACCGTACGCCTTGACTGGCGCAATGCCGTCAAGGAAGTTTGAGATACCAGCCATGCCCTCACCGACGGCAGAGCCAAGGGCACCGACTCCTCGGAATGGGACTGACGCAACGAAGCTGAGCGGATCTGGTGAACCGGCATAGCTGCCCATGTCCCTCAGCGGATCGTACTCTAGCTCCTGTGGGATGTCTCCAAGTTTGCCAGTATCAAGATTACCTGTTGCTAGGTTTACTCCGAATCGGATATCCCTTGACGTCAGCGGATCTTCTGGAACCGCTGGCTGTACTGGCTGATACTTAAAAGGCATTAAAGCTTCCTTGGGTTAATGTCAAAGCGACCACCGCCGCCTCGACTGATTGGGGTAATCGTAGGAATGCCTAGTGGTGTAATGGACTGGCCAGGCAGAGGTGAATCTTCTGGCATCCTGGTAGGCTGGATCACTGGCGTCACGCCAATGCCAGGTCCATCAACTCCTCCTGGCCTGTTCCTGAAGAAGAACGACTGAGGGTCGTTGCTCCTAGGTCCAGCCGCCTCAACTGTGTACGCACCGCCAGTTTGCTGTAGCAAGTATGGGCTGACGTACTGTGGTGGAGGTGGTGCAGACGGAGACACTCCAGGCTGCAGCGATGTTGCTGGGTAGCCTGAGGTTGGCTGGGATGAAGGAGTCATCTCTGGTGTTTGATAAACCTCAGCCGGAGGAGGAGTTAGCGAGTCAATGATCGCTCCCTTAATCCTACCTGTTTTGTCGACAATGTTGTTCTCTGTTAGGTAGTCTGTGACTGCCTTGTCCACAATCGTAGCCCTATCTTGCCAAGGAATGTTAACTCCAATCCTCTGCTCGATAGCCCTGGTGTACCCAGAGACTAGGTCCGTGGCCTTGCCTTGTGTTGCGCCTCGGTCAGATCCAGTGAACTTGGAGTTATACCAAGCATCACCTCGCTCTGCTGCCGTGGTGTCTAGCCACATCCTGAATGTGGATCGTGGGCTTGAGTCCTTAAGCTGCTCCACAAATCCGCTGCCAATCTTTAGCTGGCCAGTCTGAGGGTCAACCATAGGTGTAGTGAAATCGCTACCAGTCCCGCTGGCATATGTCGAGAAGTCGTCAAGGTCTTGCCTTGTGAGTCGCATCGTCTGGGTGCCAGTTGTGACTTCGATGTAGTCGTTGCCGTCCATCTGTCCAGTGGAGAGGTCTCCGCCGCCAGGGACTGCAACGTACATAATACCAGAGTCTCCAACAATCCTACCGCTCTGATCTGCTGTTGAGAGGGCTACCTTCTCAACGAACACTACTTGGTTATTCGCACCAGTGACGTTGGTCATGGCGTAGCTTCCGTTCTTAGCCTGGTTCACCGAGATTGCGGTGTACACATAGCCTCGAGGAGTACGCTGATATCCCCACACTAGGTTAGGATCGCTGTCTACTCGGTTGAGCATGTCTCGCTCTACAGCCAGTCGCGCAACAGTGCCGACCGTCATCTCGCCACCAGCGGAGGCATCCTGAACAAGGGCGGACTCGTTGATGCTCATCCTGCGCAGGGACTCCTTGACCTTAACCATGTTGAGGTCTGGGGCATTCCATGCGTTCGGGTTGCCCAGAAGGTCTACCAGTGCAAGCATTGCGTCTTCGTACTCGATGCCAGTCTCCCTAACGATCTGGTCTACGACGCCAGTTACCGATGGGTCAGAAGCTCCTGGAACTAGGATGCTAAGGTCCCCGTTGCCGATTGCTACTAGCTGGTCAGCAAGAAGGATGTCCTCAAACTTGTCCGAGTTTGCAACATTGCCCATGTCTCCAATGTATTCCCCAAATGCCTTCGATGTGGCGTAAGGGTCGCTCGTGAGTGGGGAGCTTAGGACACCGCCGCTTGCGGCGATGCTAGTTGCAAGTCGTGAGCTTGCGCTCCTGGTTACAGTGCTGAATGCTCCAGCTGTAACGCTTTCGTTGAAGAAGTTAGAAACGTTTACTAGGTCCGCAGCTTCCTTGCCGTACCCAGCCTCGCTGAGTGCGGTAGCTTCCTTCGAGAAGTCTTGGGCTTTCATCATGAGGGCGTCCATGGTTGCCTGATCAATACCCGCCATGCTACCAGCAGAAGTAAGGATCTCTGCGAACTTGCCTGGGGTGGAGGATGTCAACGTGGAGTTCAGCGCCGACAGGAACCCTTGGCCGTCATCTGAGATCTTGGCACGAAGAGACTTGACAGTGCTCTTGGATACGAACATCGACTCCAAAACAGGGCTAATGAACTTCTGCAGGGCTACCGCAAACGCCTTCTTCTCGTCCCTGATTGCGTTGGCGACCTTGTCGTATCGAGCCTGTGCTACGTCAGCCTTCTGCGCAGCTACGGCTCTAGACCGAGCGTCAAGGATACCTTGGTACCGTGCGCTGTCTGTTGGTACACCTACTGCTTGGGCTCTCTCAAGCTCCTTGTCGTAGAACTTGACGAGCTTGTCGGCTCCGATCTTCTTCTCGTTGTAGTCTCGAACCGTCTGTGCTGAGGTCGACTCATAGGATGCGCCAAATATTGAGCGCTGGATGCGCGTGATGTCTGCCTCAGTCATACCTGGCTGTGTCGCAATAGCGCCAAGCAAGGCTTCGTAGTCACCTACGCTTAGGGTTCCAGAACCGGACATGCCGAACAGTCCCTTGTCGATTGATGTTCCGTTGGTGTATGAGTTGTTGAGAACAGTCTCTTGGTCACGAAGAGACTGAAGACGGAAGTCCTCTGCCTTCTGAAGTAGAGAGGTGTACCCAGCATTATCTCCTTGTGACTGGGCTAGGTTAGCCTGGGACAGATACCACTGGTAAACAGAGCCTGCCGTTGCGGACGCTGTTGCTCCACCGCTGGAGAACGTGTTCCGAGTCGTACCACCCTGCATGTTGTTGGTGTACGCACGGAGCATGGTGTTCTCCTGGTCGTTGCGTTCCTCCTTAAGGAGCGCGTAGATCAGTGCGCTGAGATTCTGGGTGCCCGACGTCGGACGACCGAACCTACCTTGCCGTGCCATTATTGACCTCCAATGGTGTCTTCAGGAATAAGCTGATCTGCGTTTGGCATCGTAGCCCCAGGCTGCTGCGCGTTGCCAGGCACCATCTCTGGTGGAATATCGCCCATCTCGCCACCGTTCATCATAGGAGTACCCGTAGGTGATCCCTGCTGTCGGTAGGCGTTCATCGCGCTCTCCTGCTGCGCCTGTAGCTGCGAAGCTGCCTGCGCCTGCTGTGCCTGCATCTGCTGCATCTGGACGCCCTGTGCCTGCAGCTGCTGGAAGAGGGCCATGAGGTTGCCCATGGTCATCACTGCAGCTGGGTTGAGGGTTGCGTCTGTCTGCTCGTCTCGAATGAGATCCTTCTCGCCTTCTGGGTCTTCCACGCCCACGCGGTCCATTGCGCGCTCTGCGCTCCAGATCCTGCCTTGGACAAGGTTGAGAGCCGTCTGAGCAAGCTCGAGAGTATCTCGTGGCGTAAGCTCTGGCGGTGTGATCTCAAGTCGGTATTCTCCAGCGATAAGCTCTGCAATGGCTGGGTCCATCTCGCCCCACATGCGGGCAGTAATCTCCCACACGCGCTTGAGCCATGAGTAGAGAAGCTTGCGCTTTGGGGCGATGCGCTGCTCGTAGTTGGCGACGAGAGATGCGATGGCTCGACTGGAACCTAGCACGCTCGACGGCGCAAGGCCGAGAAGCAAATCGTTGAGTCCAGTTACCACCGCAATCTCTCGGTCGATACGTCGGTTGTAGTCCTCAATCTGGAACTGAGGAATGAATGGTTGAATAGCCCGCAGTTCATTGCCAGGTCCAGGTGTAGCAACGCGGCCCGGCTTTGGGATGGCGTTAGCTGGTACCTCGTCCGGTGCGTCGCCTCCAACGAGCTGCCACATCTGACCGCCGACAATCGACTGGATCATCTGGGCTTGAGCAGTGATTCGCTCGTCCTTCTCGCGGAGAAGCTGCTCAACGTCATAGAGCTCCGAGCGTCCATATGGGCTGCCAGGGATGATGCTGTTTCGCAGCACTACGTATGGCAGGTTCCCCATTAGCTCTGGGTGCTCGCTCTTGCTGACGATGGTGTTGCCTACGATCAGTGCGTTGCATACAAGCGCAGGCTCTCCGCGCTTCTTGGCTGGCTTCTTGTACCAGTAGTCCAGCACGCTGATCTTCATGTCGTCGTACCAAGTGTTGATACGGTTAGGCTGGCGCTGGAACTCCTTGCTGTATAGGTTGGCAAGAGGATCGGAGTGGCTGGCTGCCGTAGTGTACGGCCACCACTTATTTCCATCTTGTACAGGGAACACCTCTACGCCAAAGTCTTCTTCGGCTGCCTGAGGGCTTAGCCCGTAGGTGTACACTGCCCAGTCAATTCGGTTGTAGTTCGAGTCCCCGTACCCAAGGTAGAGGTTCTCTGGTGTATCAATGATGCTTAGTCGAGGGACCATGCGCTTGTCGTCCCACGAGATCTTGGCTGCGGTGTGTCCGTATAGACACTTGTATAGGCAGGCTTCCTCGAGGCGAACCTCGAACTCGTTGGCTTCTGCCCATGCGAAGAAGAGACGCTCTCGACGAGCAGCTGATGAGCGGCCTTCCTTGGAGGTATCGGTGGCCACGTAGTTGACGACTGGCATGATTGCCTGCAGCGAAGCAGGGATGTTTACATAGGACGGGTGAAGGTTGACAGAGACGTGGGCACGCCCGGCGGTCCGAGCTGAGGGGTCTTCCGCCCAGTGGTCAGCACCGCCGAGCGTGACGGTTGACGGGTAGTAGAAGTGGTCGTGCCGACGGAAGATGGAACGCAGGCGCTGCTGCTCTGGCTCCATCATTTGCTTGCGGTGGTATGCCTCGGCAAGGATGCCATACTCAGGGCTGTTGTTAGGGTCTACGCCCTGCATCTGCAGAGACGTGGAGGCCATCGTCAACGGACGCTGGATCTCCTCTGGCAGCTTTACCTTTGCCTTAGCCATTAATCAGAACCTCCAAAATAGTTGAACATCGGATTGTCCAGTGACCCACCGCTGTTCCTGATTGCATGTCTTACTGCGATAGCAAGTGCCATCACGGCATCCTGCTCAATCTTCTTGTCGTCCAGCTTGTAGGACAGTAACTGCCTACGGAGCTTCATCCACACCCCAGCCTTTGGAAAGACCAGCATGTTCTTATCTAGTGCAGCCTTGAGGTCCGATAGAACCTCGAGCTTCTTAGCCTTAGTTCCCCCAAAGTCAAATCCCCTGAGTGGCTTGATGACGCTGAACTCCTGCTTGAAGAGCTTACCCCCGAATCCAGTTTCGTCTACGATGGTTGTGCATGCTGAGTCTTGGTTGTACAGAAGGTGATTCTCCCTGACCATGTTGACTACTGCCTGAATGGTCTGCTTCCCCGTCCGAGTTCTAGCCCTTACCCCTACGATCTTTCCTGTCTCAGTGTGATCAAGAACGATAGACCATGTAGAATCAGAAGCGATCCCAGGATCACATCCCTGAACATACCGTCTCTTTACCTTTGGAGCCTCTTCTTCTGGGATATCGGTGAAACATGATTCTACGGAGAAAGATGAGAAGTATGCATCTTTGGATTCGATGAAGTAACCGTCGACGTTCTGCGGTACCAGATATTCAGCTTGCTGCCTGATTATAGCGTCGAAAGTATCTGGTGTCAACCCGAAACCCACATTATCCCTAGTAGAAAGTCTGACGCTGTGGATCTGAGGGTCCTTGTCTGGCCTTGCTGGGTTGCCCATCTCCCACAGGTCGGCGTAGTCATTGATCCCCTCGGTAGGGGTACCGATGAAGTGGAGCTGCCCACCCGTAGACAGGCGCCGCAGGTTGAGCACCTCTTGGTAGATCTGAAGCAGGTGTGGCTCGAATGCCGCCTCGTCAAAGGAGATGCCGTTCATGTCCTTACCCAAAAGGGCCTTGGCCTTGTCCTGGGTGGTCCTAAAGTGGATGTTGGCCCCGCCCACGAGGGGGTGGAACTGGAGCCATAGGTACTCTCCTCGGTACTTCTTGGTGTGCTCGACCACCTTGCCGACCTCGGTGATCAGGGGGCAGCCCCTGCCTCTCTGTGCAGGGTGACCGCCCTCCAGGATCATCGAGATCTCTCGGTGTACCAGCTCAGCAGTCTCCTGCTGGATTCCAACGTGGTACCATTCGTATGGGGCAGACTGCCATCGGAGGGCATCCTTCTCGGTGCCATCAGGTGGCTGGACCCCTAGCTTGTAGAAAGCACTGTGGAAAACTGCCACTGCCATCCCAAGGGTCTTGCCTGCTCGGTTACCTGCGGAGCAGATGGTGGTGAGATATTTAGGTCTCCAACCAGACTCATCACGATCCGCAATAACCCTGACCCATTCGTTCTGTCCTTTGTGGAGCTCAATGCCAAGCCATCGCTTGGCAAAGAAGACAGGGTCTAGCCTGCCTGCCGCAAGATCCCTTGCAGCCTCCGTAGTTACTTTCACTTAACGTTTCTTCGAATCTTCTCGGTGAAGTGGGTGAAAGCCTGACCTCTGTACGTGGCTGGGTCAAAGGCGCTTTGTGATCGGCTAATCTCCTGCCAAGTTCGAGGGAAGAATGTCCTTCCTCCTGGCTTCATACCGGCAGAAAGGTTTCTTGCGACGGTAGCTTCGTCAAGTAGTGAGAGAATAGTGCTCCTAGTTTCAGGTCTCATCCCAGAGTTGTTAACCCTCATCCCTCCAAGGGCTACTGGGTAGTTAGACTCAACTGGTGTATTCCTTCTTAGATTTGGGCTTACTCGCCAACCACCAGCAGGTACGCCACTGGAGTAGAAAGATCCTGGGTTTGTGTTAAACCTCTGCTGAATGATCTGAGCGTCCATTCGTGCTGGAACTGCCTCAGACACTGGTAGGTATGTTGATCTCGAGTATCCACCGGCATTCATTGAAGTGTTTGGCACGGACTTTAGTCTGTTTTCTGCCATGACTCGGGAGATTGACCTGCCAAGCTCTCCTGCTCGAGCCCTGTCCATCACTGCTTCATATGCAGTTTCACCAAGTCGTCCAGCATTCCTAGCTCTATTTGCAATGCCAACCATCCTAGTGATCTTTCCTGGGCCAAAAGCCATGGCAACATTGAATGGGTTTGCGTTGATCCCGTTACGGCTTACGTCAATTCCAGTAAGCTCCCTGACGAATCCGCGAGCGGTAGCTCGAGCTGCCTTTGGAAGCTGTCGATATCGAGCGGCCTGACCAGAGACACCTAGCTGAGCACGGGCTGCGTTCTCTCGAACGACGTACTCGCTTGAGCCTGAAAGGGGCTTAAGAGCTGCTGTAGCAGTGTTTCCAATCCTACTCCCGGCCCTATTGATTGTCTTCTTTCGGTTTGCCGCAGCCCTAGCCGCATTAGCACGGCTGGCTGAGTTTGATGCTGATCGGGCTGTGCCCGTTCCGTATCCTCTATCTACTGCCATTACTTGCTCCCCCTGCTCTTGGCAATAGCAACCTGGTTGGCATTTAGCTGAGCGATCTGGTGCTGAAACAGCAAAGTGTTGTAGCTTCCAATCTTTCTTGACTGTCGAGCGCTTGTCCCAGCCTTCTGTCCACGAGCCCTATCCATACGAAGCAGGGCAGAGTTGCGCCTTGCTGATGGGGCAGGAATTCCTTTACCCTTCTTCTTCTTCATGATTTCTTCTTTCCTTTGTTTCTTGCGCTGATTGCCTTAGCTTTACGCTTGGCGTCAGCCTTGCTGCTTGCGCCCCAGGCCTGTAGGCTTAGGAGCAGGCGAGTCGGTCGTCCCTTCTCGTCTCGTTCAGGGCCTGGCATGTTCCCCATACGTGCTAGGAACGAGGCCCTTCTAGGGTTGTCTCCTGCCTTGACGGGAGCTCGCAACTTCCCGCCCTTGTACGAGGCACGACCCTTAGCATTTAGTCCGCCCTTTGGATCTTTCCCCTCTTTACGCGTCCAAGCTGGTGTCTTTGGCATTATCGTCTCTTGTTTCCATACGGGCTACCGCCGCCGCCTTCGACTCGGTATGCCACCTGTTGCCACTTAATAAGGAATCTTTCCCGCATTGGGTTCAACCCAGGATTTGTACGGGATGCGTTAAACAGTTTCTTGTACACACCAGGCGCTCTTTGGAGCCATCTTTGATCCTTTTTTAATTCGCCAACCCCGTATCCGCCGTCTTCTCCCCTTCTAATTCCCTGCTTGCGAACCATCGGTGATCTCCTCTGCTTCCATCTCAATCATGTTGATGACAGGGCCCCCACCGATAATCCCGGCGATTGACACTGCTAGCTCTCTGTCAGCCGACTTCTCTACCCTTCGGTCAATCATTTCCTGAGCCCGTAGACCCTCTGACAGGGTTGGCATTAGCTCGCCAGACTCGACCAGGGCAATAACGTTGTCCCTGACCAGTGATGCCAGGTCACCAGTAGCCTTCAGTCGGTCCTGATTCTTCTTGAACTTCTTGATGACCGCTGCCTTTGCGGTCTGGTATTCGTTAGTAAGGTGACTTCGCTTGTGTGCCCCGAGGGTGATCCTCGAGATGTACGCGCCGTTTTCCTTGAGCCAAGCGCTCACCTTCGTGTCTGGCTGCCCGTTTACCATTCGCTGATTGATCTGCTCGGCAAACGGGCTCCTGCATGCTGCGCACCGCTCAAGAACAGGTGCGAGTTCCATTTATTCCTTTACGCCAAATGCCTTGTCGTTCGGGTTCAGCCATCGGATAATGACTGGAACAACTGCTGCAATTCCAGCAGAGAGAACGGACTTCCATCCGTCTGCCCCGAAATCAAACGCACCCCCGCCCAATGCGATGAACTGTGCTAGGCACGCTGCGAGGAATGATCGTGCCCACGACGCGATTACTGCCTGTGTCTTCTTGTCCACGTTGCCTCCTACTTCTTGACGATGATGACCCGCTTGAACGGAGCATCACCCTTGCTTGATGCAATGGCCTTGAGGTCCTTCTCGGTGATGATCACCGCGAATGTCTCCTTGCCCTTGCCGCTGAAGGTTGGGTCGGCAAACTGCCATCCCAACTCCTCATCGTATGCCGCAGCTACCATGTGGCCATAGGTGGCCCCCTTATGGCGCCCTACGTACCTCTTGTGCCACGCGCTGATCGCCTGTGGCGGGTAGTTCTTTGCGGCATCGACATTGATGATCAGGGCTGCGCCCTTCTTGGCACTGGCGACGCAGTCGTCCCAGTCCCTCGGATATCTGGCGTTGGCGCCAAGTTCCTTGCAGGTTTTGATGAGTTCCCATAGACTGGAGCCGTTGTCGCTCACGCCCTCCTTCTCGGTGAATCCTGTAGCCTTTGCCTTAGCCTTGATACCTTGCGCTGCGGTGATCTCTTTTTCAAGCACCCACGATGCGGCACAGGCTGCACTGGAAGGACCGCAGTCGTCAAGAATGCCACCCTTCTCCACGTGGTCCAGTTGGCTTCGAATCTTCAGCTTCTTCATTTCCCCTGCCCTGCTAGCCATGCTGCAATGCCACCAAGTCCACTGACACCGAGAAGGGCAACGACAAACTTTGCCAGGCGGTACGCCCCACGGGTTTCAGCTAGCTCAAGCTTGATCTCAGCGAGGTCTCCCTCGATGCGTTCCAGCCTTTCTATGATCAGGTCAACCTGGTTCTTTGTCATGCGTCAGGCTCTTCAGGGAACTCAATATCAAACGGGCTAGTGGCTTCTGTAATGTCACGAAGGTACTGTCTGTAGGATGCCCACTCATCTTTCTTTTCTGGTGTTAACGGAGAATCCTCAAGTTGGGTCCAATCACACCTAGAAAGAAGATTATTCCGTTCCCTTCTGATTTCGTCCCACTTAATCAAGATTCTGTTTGCAATCTGCGATTCTGATGCTTCTGACTCTACCCAGGTTTGAACCCACTTGCTAACCTGGAATGTTGGCTCGCCTTCTTCATAATTTTTTGTGTAGTCAACAGGTCGAGCAACTTCATGTACAGGAAACACGTTGTATTTAAACGCCATTGCATCTGAAAACCACTCCTCGATAGAGTCGTTTGGGTAGTCAGACCTAAGGTCGCTAATCGTATACGGATATTTATCAACCTTGCTATTTACAATTTTTGCGTATGGCATTATACGTAATTAATCCTTGCTACAGATACAAAGTAATTAAAATCTCTTGAGCCTCCAGATACTGCGTAGTTCCAGAAGCCATTTGCTCCAATCTCTTGATTCATAAACATATCACCAGGCCCGATAACAATCCTGAACTCAGATGCCGGAGATCTAGACCAGACGTTGTACGATGAACCTTGCAGACCGATCACGTACTGAGCGCCAGGAGACTCTTTCCAAAACTTTGTTGCTTTTACTTGCCCTTCTGAGTTTACATCTGATGACGAAAAATAGTGATAGTTTGTTCCTGTTGGAGTTGTTTCGTTAGAAGAACTAAATCCGCTTACTGCAATATAGTACTCTGTTGATACAAACGGATATCCGTCATCTTTTGTTATCTTGCATTGAGTAAGAGCATCGGCGCCACCTAGTGAGTTCGTGGCAATAATTCTTTTTTGAAACCAGTTTGATACCGCAACGTGACTTGAAAAACTTTTTCCAACTGGATTTTCATATACAAATACTACTGCACTTCCCCTACCGTTATTACCTACCCCCCTAGGAAGATATATCGCTTTAGTGTCAGTCATGTCTCCGGACTGCACCGATCTTGCCCACGCTGCAGCGTATCTCCCTGGTTGACACGACCAGCCAAAGCCTGTCCAATACGTGTTGTCTGATTGCTGCGTAGATGCTGTTCCTGACTCAAACATACTTGTAACGTCAACTGGGCCGCCTTCGTCAAGAATTATTGTATTAGGATTTCCGTGACCAACTGCAACTGATAGTTTTCCTACTGCTTCAACACCAAGCATCGCCTCATTAATGTCTGAACTCCTTGCTGGGTACGCAATATTTGCAGGGTCACCACTAGTTCCACCTCTTGAAAGTGCTGATTTTAATATCTTACCCCTTGGGCTTTTAGGGCTGCTGCTATCTAGTGGGTTAAAGTGTCTTCTCCTTGGTGTGGCCAACAGGTTAATATCCATTAACGTCAACGCCTCGGTAGTTTGACCCGCTGTCAGTTGTATAAATTACAACATATCCTTTAGACTTTAGTGCTGGAGCGCTTGTTCTCCACTTGATCTTAGAGTCCCATGTGATATCACACTCTGATGAGTCGTACTCGATGACTGCGGATCTTGCGCCAGCAGAGTTGTATCCAGTAATAGATTGTGTCGGTGGATTTGAAAGCGTCACAGTAACGCTTTCTGGTTTTGGATAAAGAATTACTGTCACTGCGTACCACGAGTCTGTACCAGCCCCGCCGAATGCAGCTGGGTCCTCTGTTGTTCCACCTGTTGAAATTGACTTAGATGCAAGACCAAGAGATACGCCAGCTCCAGAACTAATAAACACACTGTTACCATATCCGCTTGGAACAGTCATCGTAACTGCGTCGTCGTCAAGGAACCCGAAGGCAAGGACTACTTCGTTTGAACCGACGGTCGTTACTGGTGGACAGTCTGGGTTTCCGCTGGTTCCTTTAGCGTAATCAACAAGAGACGTGTATATGTTTGCCCCTCTCCACGCGTGTGCAACTGCAGCCGATGCTGTTGAAAGGCCAGTAATGGTAATGCTTGTGTCTGGAGTTGAACCCATTACTTTATAGAATATTGTTCCAAATACACCGGCACTTTCGGACGAGTCTGTCACAAGT